AAGATTAATCCACCGGGATTGGCGCAGGCGCCCGATTGCCTGACGCAGAAATGGACCTCGCTCACCGGGGCGACCAACCTGGCGGCGCATCTGGTGGGACGCGGCGGAACGATCGTCTGGCTCGGCGTCGACGGCAAGGCGGCTGCGGACGGCCGGCTCTGGCACCACAAGCCGCACCGGTGGGGCCCGAGGCCGGATCGATACGATCGGCAGCGCGGCGACATCGCCACCATGGCGGCGCCGCTGCGGTCGATGGGCATTGCGCTGCTCAACGCCAGCTCGGGCAGCGCCTATGCGGATCTGTGGCCGGTGGTCGGCCTTGAGGAGACGCTCGACCGGCGGCGGGCGGCTTGAGGCCTGCGGAAGCAGTCCTGGTCCGCGGGATGTGGGGGCTCGGCGACAACATTTATTCGCGGCCGTTCGTGCGCGCCGCGGCGGAGCAATACGAGGTCTGGCTCGAAACGCCGTGGCCGGAACTTTACGAGGATCTCGACCTGAGGTTCGTTCTCGCGAAGCGCCGGTTGCGAACGCAGCTCAAGAACATGGCGCGGCAATGCGCAGAGCGATGGTCGCGGCCGTTGCCGATGCGCGAGGTCAAGGTTTCCTACGGCGGCAATTTGAGGACGGCCTCGATCGTCCATGCGCTCGAGCGCAAGTGGTCGGCGCTGCGGGTCGCCTTCGATCCGGCGCTGTTCGATCTGCCCGACATGGGACCGTCGCCAATCAGGTCCGAACGGCCGATCGCGGTGGTGCGGCCGGTGACGGTGCGCGCCGAATGGCGCAACGAGGCGCGCAACCCGCGACCGGAATATGTGGCCGCACTGGCGGCCGAGCTGATGACGACGCACACAACGGTCGCGGTCGCCGATCTTGCGGCGGGCCACGAATGGGCGGTCGGCGAGCTGCCGCCGGCGCACCATTACTTCGTGTTGGGCGAGTTGAACGTGCGCCAGTTGCTCGCGCTGGTGCGCGAAGCCGACGTGGTGATCGGTGGCGTCGGCTGGATCGTGCCGGCGGGGATGGCGCTGAGATCGAAGACCTTCGTGGTGCTGGGCGGCCACGGCGGTCACAACGCGCCCGAAAAAGTCACCGACCCGCGGCTCGACTTGAGTCGCATCGGGTTTGCAATGCCGGAGGCCTTCTGCCAATGCACGAACATGCTGCACGACTGCGACAAGAGGATTGCGGACCCGATCGGACAGTTCCGCCGCTGGTCGAGCAGCTTTCGCGCCGCCGCCTGACCTGGTGGCCGCAGATCGGCATCGGCTGGTATCCGGTCGATCCGAAAAATGCGCCTTACGATCAAGCGTACTTCGATCAGTATGATCGTAATGCGAGGACACCGATTGGCCGCGCTCTAATGTTGGCGCGCTGCGAATTCGTCGAGCAGCACTACCGGGGACAGTTGATCGACGTCGGCATCGGCTCGGGCGCGTTCCTTGACTGCCGGCAAGCGCGGCAGGAAAAGACCTGGGGTTACGACATCAATCCGGCCGCATTGAAATGGCTCGAAACGCGGATGCTGCTGATCGATCCGTATCTCGTGCCGTTTCAAGCCATGACGATGTGGGACGTGCTCGAGCACATGGAGGATTTTGGATTGCTGCTCGCCAACTGCCGCGAATGGTTGTTCCTGTCACTGCCGATCTTTCGCGATGCCGAGCATGTGCTGCGCTCGAAACATTTCAAGCCAGCCGAACATTGTTGGCATTTTACGCGCGACGGCTTGTTGTTTGCGATGAAGTCCTGCGGTTTCACCATGGTGTCGGAAAGCAATGTTGAAACCGAGCTCGGCCGCGAGGACATCGGCACCTTCGCATTCAGAAGAGCCTGAATGACAATCGATTATAGCGCACTGATGTACGACCCGGTCTATGCACGGATCGGCGTGCCGGCGGTGCTGACGGTGGCGTCTAGCGGTGGCGCCGAGGTCGAGATCACCGTGATCGATGATACGCGGCCGGCGGCCGTGCCGATCTCGACGCAAACCCAGGTCGCGGCGCATGTCAGCAACGTGGGGCCGGGGGCCTTCGCCCGCGTCTATGAGATGACCGAAAAGGGCATCGCCCGTGCCGATTACGCCGACGCAGTGCTCGCCTTCAATGGCCGGACCTGGATCGTGCGCTCGTGGGATCTGCGCGGCAGCCCAATGGGCGAGGACTGCGGCGAGGTGCGGTTTGCGCTGAAGAGTGCTGCGGTTGGTTGACGTTCGCGAGGATATCCTGGCGCGGCTGTTCGAGGTGGTCGCCAGCATTCCAAACATCAAATCGGCCCGGCGCAACGATACCGTGCTTCCCGAAGATCTGTTGCCGGTGGCGCTCGTATTCGACGGCGACGAGGAAACCGACGACGCCGGCGACTTGTCGATGCGGCCCTCCAATCGGCCAAGCATGGTTCGTATGCATCCGGAGATCGTCATCGTGCAGCAGGCCGACGAGGTCGGGTCGGATCTGACCACCTTGCGGCGGGAGCTGATCAAGCGAGTGCTCACCGATACCGAGCTCAACGAGCAGATCGTCAAGACCGGACGGAACGGCAACGGCGCAATCCGCTATCTCGGCTGTCAGACCGATCTCGGTGAGGGACGCTCGCTGCAGGGGGCGCTACGCGCTCAGTTCATGTTCAAGTACGCACTCAAAATAGAGGATCTATGAGCCATGCCCACGTCACCCAACGTCGCGAACTATCACATCGGCAAAGGCATCGTCAGCTTCAAGGAAACCGGTGCCGCGACCTTCACCGACCTCGGCAACGCGCCGAAGTTCATCTACACGCCGGCGGTCACGAAGAAGGAACACTTCTCGGCCCGCGAGGGCGTCAAGACCAAGGACTTCACCGCCATCACCCAGATCGGCGCGACTATCAAAGTGACGCTCGACGAGATCACCGGCAAAAACCTCGCCATGTTCGCGCTCGCTATGTCGGACACCGACAGCGACGGCAACACCACCCTGTCCGGCCTGTCGAAAGCCGAGTTCGTCGGTGAAATAAAGGTGGTCGGCACCAACGATATCGGCCAGCAGGTCGACTTCCTGGCCACCGTCTCGTTCGTCCCGACCGGCGATTTCTCGTTCATCACCGACGCCGACGATTTCACACTGATCGAGCTCGAGGCCGAGGTGATGAAGAGCCCTGGCGGCGACTTCGGCGTCTGGACTATTCGCGACGAAACCCCATCGGCATAAGGACAACAGCATGGCCGACTTATTGGACATCGTTACAGAGACAGCGGTCGACGTTGTCAGGATAAACGGCGAGCGAGTTGTCGTGCGTGGATTGAATGCACCTGCTATCGCGTCGATCGTGGCGCGCTTCCCGGATGTCAGGAAGTTGATGGACGGCGGGACTGACGATCTCGTGCTGCGACTGATTGAACTCGCTGGCGCTGCAGTCGGCCCGATCATCGCCGCTGGCACAGGTCATCTTGGGGACGAGAGACGTGAGAAGCACGCTGGCACGATGCTGATGTTGGAACAGCAAGTTGACCTTCTAACGGCAATCAAAGGGCTCACATTCCCAAACGGGATTGGCTCCTTCGCCGAAAAGCTGACGCGCCTCATCGGCGGGGCGGGCGAAGGGGCAAAGACCGTCAAGGTCCGCTTGAAGAGATCGCCGTCGGCATCACAGCCCTTATCAGACGGGGATTCCCGCCCGACTTTGCAATGACGCTGACGCCGCGCCAGATTGCAGCCTATCTGGAGTTCGGTGAGCAGCTCGACCGCATGGAGCGGGCGCACAACCTCGCGATTACCTACATCGCGGCGCAGGGCGACCAGAAGGCGATCGAGAAGACGCTCAAGGAGTTGGGCGGGTAATTCACCTCAATGTACGTAATTGGTAATGTTGCAGGACGACTCGGAAGTCTGATCGTGGAAAAAACCCATGTTGAATTTGGAGCGAGATAGGCTGCTATGAGCAGGTATTTGCTCGAACACTGTTCTGGTGTTGTCGTCGATCTTCGTCCCAGATCGTCCGAAATGATTGCAACGAATGGTGATATCTTTCACCGCATAATCATGATCGTTTCTGATCGTGAAGTCGAGCATCATGATTGTGCCGAATCCGTCCCTGGACCACGTCGAGTTTAGTGAGACCTTGCGCTCTGCCGCTGGGACGCCCTCCTGCTTCTTATTGACGGCTGGTGTCTCGTGCTGTTGCGACTTCGACGGCGAGGATGGCGCAAATACAGCGATCGCCCAAAGCCCCAACGCGATGCCCCAGACCCAGCATAGGAATTTGAACATGGTCATTTCCGATCTTTGCGCCGCCGAGGATGTTTGCCCGGGCTGCCAAAGTGCCGTCTTGTCATTCCGTGCCACACATTTGCTTTTTGATGCCATTGTGAGATGAAGCTCGTCTTTTCGGCGCAGGAATCGGCCCTCAAGGCGCTAATCGCGGACATCCAGAGCCAGATCGACGAGGCCAGGGCTGGCGCCGTGCAGGACGCCGCCGCCCTCGCAGTCATCCAGGGTCGGGCGAACATCGCGGCGGCCGGGTTTCCGGCGCAATGGCAGAAGGCGTTCACGTCAAAGTTCTTTCCCAACCAAGGCGGCGATCCGGCGGCCTTGATCTTCGATGCCAGCCCGTTCGCGGGTGTGTTCGAGCGCGGCGCCAGAATTAGCGGCCACCCGCTGGTATGGCTGCCGCTCGAGCGGAATTTGCCGACCGGCATCCATACGCCTCGCGCGTACCGGGGCAGGCTGGTGTCGGTGAACGTCGCCGGCAAGCCGCCTCTCTTGTTCGACGCCGGCAAGCGCGAGCTGGGACCGCTGTTCGTCGGAGTGAGCCAGGTCAACATCCGCAAGCGATTCGATCTCTATCGCATCATCGCACAGGCGGCGGCGCTCATGCAGGACTTCTACGAAAAACGGATCAAGGGCTGATCAATGGCCAAGACGATAAGCCAGCGCATCACGCTCGAAGGCGGCGATGATATCAAGAAGCAGCTCGAAGCGCTGGGCAAGGCCGGCGAGGCGTCATTCAAGCAGATCCAGGACGCCGCGCAGAAGACACAGATCGATCCGGCCCGCGTAAATGAAACCAAGCAGGCATTCGATCAGCTCGGCAGCGCCGGCGCGCAACTGGGGACTCAATTCAAGGCGCTGGCCGAAAGCGTCATAGGTTTTGGAAGCCAAGGCACCAAGTCGGCCCTGGATGTCGCATCGGGATTGCAGAAGACCGCCGCAGCAGCGCAGCAGGTCGGAAGTGCAATCGGGCAGGCCTCGCAGCAGATCGGCGCTTCCGGAGAGACCGCAGGGGCCAAGCTCATTTCGACCGCGACTGCTTTCAAGCTCGCAGCCGCCGGGATCGTCGCCGCCATCGCCGCGATCACGTCGTCCCTGACCAAGGGCGCGGTCGAGACCGGCAGCGCGCTCGCCGACCAGGCCGAGAAGCTCAAACTGACCACCGCGCAATGGATAGAGCTGCGCAAGGCGGCCGCCGGGGCCTCCATTTCCAATGCGGACTTTGAAAAATCGATATCCAAGATCACCGGGACGGCGGCCGATGCCAAAGGAGGGATTGCGAAGCTGGGGGACGCCACTCAGACGGCAGTCAAAGGGCTGGACGGCAGCACCACCATCATCACCAAATTCAACGACACCACCACGGATACGAAGGGCAAAGCCAGCGAGGCGGCGACCGAGCTTGCGAAGCTCGGTGTCAGCATGAAAACCATTGCGACCGGGGATACTCTCGCCGTCATGCGAGAGGCCGCCCTGGCTATCAACAATATGAAAAATCCCACGGACCAGGCGGCGGCCGGCGTGAAGGCCTTCGGCGACAACTGGAAGGATACCATCAAGGTCTTGCTCACCGCGAAGACAGCCACGGTCGAGCAGCAAAAAACACTGGCGGAAGCCGGAAAGGCCTCGCGCGACATCAGCGCGCAGCAGGCCGATGAAGCAAAAGCTGTGAAGGGCGGGTGGGATGATCTAACGAAGGCGATACGTGCCACCAAAGACCAGATCGGTGCGATATTTCTCGGTGGCGCATTGGCGCAGACTGAATGGCTGACCAAGCTGGTGGACGGCTCGCGCGAGCTGTTGAGGATATGGCTGGGGCTTTCCGATCAGAAGCGCTCGACCTTTGCTGCCGCTCCCGAAGACAGCGCGGCGGAGACCGCGTTCAAAGTAATGATCGCAGTCGGCCAGCAGCTCGCCGGGATCTGGAATGATGTTCTGGTTCCGGCCGGCGCGGCGCTGTTGAACATCGTCGAGCAGATCGCCGGCAATTTCGAAGGCGTCACTAAAAGTCAGGTGGCGGCGTTCTTCATTACGGCGGCAATCGCCGCGGCGGGCCTGTCGGTCGCGCTCAAGGGCATCGGCTTGGTGCTGTCGCCGTTCACGGCGTTGATTTCGCTATTCGCCGGATTCGGTCCCATTCTGATACCGATCATCGCGCTCGTGGTGCTGTTCTGGGATCAGCTTTCGGCAGGCGCCACCAAGGCGATGGAGTTGATCCCGAATTCATTGTTCGCAATGCAGCAGGCATTCCAGCTTTTGTTGGCTGGCGATTTCGCGGGGTTCTGGGCGAACTTCAGCGCGGCTGCGATCACCGCATTCCAGACCATCAAGCAGGCAATTTTGCAGACCGAGGGGGTGTTCGGCGATCTCGCGCGCGCGATCAGCGGTCAAGGCGTAGTGCAGACTTCATGGGTCAAGGAGCTTGTCGCTGCCTTCACGGCAACAGCCAAGGAGTTGCCCGGAGCGATTAGCGCCATTGTCATTGCTTTATTACTCATGCGCCGAATAGGTGTCGCTCTCGCGCCTGTTATGAGTCGCATATTCGGGGCTGAGGTTTCGGGGACCGGAGCTATTCTGCTGACATTGATCGGATCGATGACGGGCGGGCTGCAGGCGTTGGCGTCGGTTGCGGGCATTGTGGCGGCGGCATTTACTGTCTTGGGGGTGACGTTCGGTATTTTGGCGACAATCATGGGTGGTTTGCCGGCTTCGCTCGCCGTGATAGCCGCCGCATCGATAGCCGTAATAGTTGGTTTGCGCGATAGTATTCCGGGTGCTCTTCAGGCTGCAGGGAACGCAATCACGGCCCTCATTAGCGCCTGGGTCACGACGCCGGTCGCGAATGCCTGGCAGTGGATCAAGGATACATTCAACGCCGTTGTGAGTTCGCTCGGCTCCGCGCTAGATCAGGTCATGGCCCTCATCACCGCCTGGGTCATCACGCCGGCAGCCGGTGCTTGGCAGTGGATCGTCGCCACGTTCAACAGCGCCGTGAGCTCGCTCGGCTCGGCAATAGATCAGGCCACGGCGCTGATTACGTCCTGGGTCACGACGCCGGTCGCGAATGCCTGGCAGTGGATCAAGGATACGTTCAATAGCGTAGTGAGCAGTCTGTTCGGCGGAGGCGGCGGCGGCAAACTCGCTGCCGACGCGGGCCTCGGCGACATCGGCAGCCACGCGGGCGGTGGGTTGCTCGGTGGCCGCGGCAGCGGCACATCCGACAGTAATCTCGCGTGGGTGTCGCGCGGCGAGTACATCACGCCGGCGCGTGCGGTAGCGCAGCCGGGCGTGCTGGCCTTCCTCGAGGCGCTGCGGCGCTCGGGAGGCAACCTGCGCGATGCGCTCAATGGCATGGGCAGGTTCGCGCTCGGCGGCATGGTCCGCGCGCCGATCGCGATCCCGGCCTTCGCCGGCGGCGGCATGAACCACGTCACCATCCAATTCCCCGGACTGCCGGCCATAACAGGGTTGCGCGCCTCGTCCGACGTGGTCGATGAATTGCGCAGGAGCGCGGCGCTGGCGCAGGTTAGAAGCGGTGGAAGGAAACCATCTCGATACAGTTAAAAGAAAAGGCCCCAGCCTGAGCTGAGGCCTTCGTCGTTTCCATGCCCTGCCATGCCCCGCCGCGCCTAGCCACGCTCTACCCTGCCGCACCATGCCGAGCCGGGACAAACTCTGTTCAACCGACAACAGGAACCCGAGTCAATAGCCAATGCCTCAGATGACCTTACTGGCGATCGACGGCATCGACTTCAGTCAGTACGCCGTTCGCGGCATCACCATGACGCTCACGCCGATCGCCCAGGCGGCCAACGTGGCGCGCGATTGCCGCGGCGCTCTGGCCGACATCTCGGTGGCGCAGTTCCGACAGTATAAGGTGACGATCACCTGCACCGATCACGAGGCGCCCGCGCTGACCGATGTGTGGCCCGGGATGGACATCACCATCACCTGCATTCCCGGCCTCGGCGCCGCCAATACGACCGGCGACGTGCTGACCATTCTCGCCAAGGTGACGGCGTGGGATACGTCGCGCGACGAATGGGCCGCAGAGGTAGCATGGAAGCTCGAGGCCGAGCAGAGGACCGTCTGACCCATGCCAGCCGGAATGCCGTATTTCGCCTGGATCGATCCCGGCGAGACGGTATTCGGGCCCGAACATCTGCGCTGGGACGAAGATATATTCTCGTTCACCTTGAAGCAGGACGAGGGCGATCCGGCGAGCCTGACCGCGGTGGTTCGCCGGCCGCGCAGCGAGGCCGGCAATGCGATCGGCCTTCTCGGTCCCGGCCGCAAGATCTGGGCGTGGTTCGCGCTCGACTGTGGACCGGACCTGATCAGATTTCGCGGTCGGCTCGTCGGTGTTCCGACCAGCATTTTCGAGGAGCTGGTGACGTTGGAGTTCGTCGCGCGGCCGATCGATCTCGTGGCGCAGAAGGCTGCGCTCGCCGACACGTTGCGTGTGCTGC